CGAATAGATTACACCAGAATTTTTCTGAATGTCTTCAATCAAATCAAAGGTTTCGTCAAGCGCACCTGTAATTTTATCAGCATCATGAGCGACGGTTTTGTTGAAGTTAGGGAACTGCATTTTTTCTGGTGTTTGGCTACCGTAAAGCTTTCCTACGTCAGCAAAATTATTAATCGTCTTTTCCGACTCAGTGACTTTAGTTTCTAGTTGAGCGATTTTTTCATTAGATTTTTGGATAGCTTCCGAAGCAGAATTGAGAGAAGCTTCTAGAGTAGCTTTTGCAGTCTCAAACTGTTGCTTTTGGGCTTCTAATGCAGATTGTTTTTCCAATTCCATCGCTTGCTTTACCGAAGCTACGGTTTCTGCTACGGTGTTTTTGACAATCTCTTGAATCGCTTTGGAATCAAAGACTGGGACGGGAGTGGGATCAGGGTCGGAATTTTTAACTGGTACACCACTTCCAGAAGGCTTTAAATCACCTCGAAAAGTGGCTTTTTGAGTCAGGGTGTAGATTTCTTCTTGAGAAGGAGTATCAGTTCCTTCTGCTGAATCTTTAATAGCTACGGGAGTAACCCGTTTAATTTCTTTTAGGGTATTCATTACTGATTGCTGATCACTAACTATTAGATATAATTGTACTACAGAACTTTCTGTTTTAGGTAAAAACAAAAGTATTGGGACGGGAATCTATTAATCTTGCTTGGCGACAATTGCCACTGGCAACAAAACTGCATTCGATAGAATCCATTTTTCCAGAACGGCGATAGTAAGGGGTTAGCGTTTCTTCATCTACTAGCCCTGCCATATATGGGGGGTAGTGGGGACATTTAGGATCACTGTAGGGAATATCACAGATAGGACAAATCGACTCGCCATAAAAAATTCCCCCCATTGAAACATCGGCTTTTCTGCCATAGGAAATTTCTGAAATAATCGGGTGAGTCGCTTCTGCAAATCCAAAGACCAAGACCTGGTGATAGCCGTCTTTTTGGATTATTCGATAATCTTCGCTTGGATTAGGAGATTTTTCGAGGATTCGCACTATCCCTTCCTTGCTTACACGAGGCAAGGAATAAATAAAAGAATCATAGATCATCCCAAAAGTTTTGGTCTGATCTTCCCATTCATGATCGATCATCAAGGCGCATCCGGGATAACTAGCCACCATAGTTTCTAAAACATTTTTATCCCATACCTGGCCAGAACCGTGAATTAAGTTATTTGAAGCAATTAAAGCAAATCGCATCAGTTCCGATGATTCCCACGGATCGAGTCCGTAGGGTTTGAATTGATTGATTAACGACATCTCCTCGTCGGTAGGATGACGGGTCTGTAGCAATATCTCTAATTCAGCGCGGGTTAGTTCTAGTTCCATGTCAATAAAAAATACTTATATAAATAATTCTATCTAAAGACTTGACGTTTATGGTTGGTTGATGTATATTAATAGTGTCGTCTCCAGCCCAACCTATAAATATAAAATTTCAATACAAAATATTTGTCTCCATAGAAAGTGTATAGCTGAGGAAACAGCGCAGGATTGATACCCTGCGTTTTTTATTTCGTCCAGCCAAAGTTTAACGAAAGCATATTCTGGGTAGGTCGTTCCCTAGAGTTAGAAAAAATAAAGTAACAGCCGCAATTAGCCCGGCAAGTACATCTTTCAGTCGGTCGGGGGAGTGTTCCGATAGGCTGCCAACCGGCACTTTCATAAAAAAGACACTCTTGGCAAGATTCTTTTTTGGTAATTATTCTCTTTTCCCACTTGTTGACTAGAGCGTGTCCTCTCCGGCTTCCCTCCTCAAAAGCTTCCCTAGACTTGGCAACGTACTGTTTAGAGCGGTTGATTATTTGAGCCTCTGATTGAGTACCAAGAATAATATCACGGGAAAACTTTCTTAATCGCGCGTATTGTGTTCTAAGCATCTGACCAATTCTGCCATAGTCAGAATTGGTCATATCGGGCTTACCAACTCGATAAAGCTGAATAGTTAGGTTTTTAATCTCGAAAGACATTTTCTCTTCCCACTCACTAACAGTTATTTTTTTCTCTAAAAGGTCACGGGTAAGTTTATCTGTTTTTTGAGTACGGGCATTAATAGTTTGTTGGGAGATTTGTCTAACTTTTTCAGTGGAGACAAATCTCCCCGTTCGGTTGTCTCGATAGCGTCGAGTTGCAGGGTTAAAAGAAAAATCACTCATAACTTATTTCAGGTTCTAATAGGTTTTTAAATTCATCATCCGGAGGTTTCTTTTTCCAGTCATCGATAGCTTTTTGGATGTCATTGGCTGTTACTTCGGCTCTCCCTAGCAACTGACTAATTGGCTGTAAGTTTTTATCTTCTGGGTTAAATTTATCTGTCATCTTATTTGTCTCCTAATCCGTCATAAACTAATTCTTGGATTTTTTCTGATTTATCAAGTTTAGCTTTTAGGTTGCGGTTTTTAATTTCTAACATTTTTATCTTTAATTTTAATGTTTCATAATCAAACATCAGGCTATCGTATGAGTCAGTTAATTCGGCGTATTCGGCTCTCAAGTCTTCGATACTCAAATCTTCGATAATAGCGTCAAAGTTATTGTTATTCATGGATTTTCTCTTTAAATTAAATAATAACTCTTGACTGACAAGAAATAACTCTTGACAGTTCCCTAATCCACTTACGCTTCTGTTTCTGCTTTGTTAAGTTCACCGATCTGAGCTTTTAGCTTAGACACCTCATCTTTTAAAGCTTCAATAACTTCCAGTTCAGTCATGTTAACGACCTGACCATCATTAGAATCGGAAACAACATAAGCTTTTAGATTTGTCATAATTATCTCTTGGTTTTACTGTATTTTATCAAATTTAAAACAGTTTTAACTGTAATGGAGAATTATCTACTGGTTCTTCTATCGGTTCATCTGGAATAGGTTCTATAGGTTGGTCTAGTCTGTTACAAGCTATCTGATAATATTCTAATTCTTTCTCGATACAGATATAATTTCTACCTAATTCTTTGCAAGCTAAAGCAGTAGTGCCAGAACCACAAAAAGGGTCGAGGACTATCCCACCCGGAGGTAATCCTAGAGTTATGAGATATTTCATTAATGCCAGTGGTTTCACCGTAGGATGAGTATTACCTTCACCGCGTTCGGATTTACTGGCCTTAGCGCAATAGAAAAATCGGGCGGCTGAACCAGAATCGCCGTAGTTATCGGGCGCATTGGCTTCTTGCACATTGTCTTCACTACCGGAAAGCTTAAAGCCGCTACGCTTTCTGACTTGTTTTTTGTATGTTCTGCTTGATTTACCAGTCTCCGGAAACAACCCCACCACCTCCTTGCTGCCGTCGTGGATGAAGTTGGCAGGCCAGCGGCCGGTGAGCGCATCGCCGGTCTTGGTTCCGCGTTCCATACCATAGCTGCCATAAACCTTGTTCTCGCCGCCATAAGGGCGCCCAAGTCCGTCATTCGTCCCCACCCGACACCCATCGATATTAATCCCCCCAGTTCCCCACTGTAGGACATTCTCCGCGACCGTGCCAGTGAGAGGTTTACGAGCCACAATGATCGGTTCAAAAGCTGGTTTTAGAGCAGTCCCCCAGCCTTCCCATTGTTTTGCTTCGGGTGTGGCGGCGACGCTACTCATGTATTCCCCGCCGGCAAAATCACCTGCCATGTTGTTACGAGTGCTTCCGCTTTTTCCCGCAACGCCAACAACCTCCCGATTTGCTCCGCGTACTTTTCCTGTACTGTTACACACATTACAGATAGATAAATCTTGCAATCGTTCCCACTCTTTGCGTGTCCCACCATAGTCTTGAGTTTTTTTAATCCACTCTTCCCATGACTCAAGTTCAGTGTTTTTACTAATACCATTACACGCAGGACATTCAACTACTGCAATTTTATCAATCGCCTTGCTTACATCCAGCGATTTCGGGAACCCCGACCCATAGACCCACATAATGGTATCTCTGATTTCCCAACCAGCGTCCTCGATCGCTACTGCCAATCGGTGAAAAGTACGAGTCCCACCAAAAGCAAATAGGTGCGCTCCTGGTTTAGCGACTCGTAAAGCTTCAATCCAAAACTGTACACCGGGTACACCATGATCCCAATCTTTACCCATGAACGAAAGTCCATAAGGAGGATCGGTAAGGATTAAATCAATGGAATTATCAGGAATATTTTTTAAAACATCAAAACAATCACCGTGAATAATTTGATTAATCATTTTGATTTATATTTATTTTTTTAACAGGTTGTTTATTAGTTTCTTCATCGGTTAAATCAGAGTCAGTGTCTTCAACTTCTCCCCCAGACATACCATCAATAGATTCACTCCATTCTGGCCACAGTATCCGATATTTATTTCTAGCATTTTCGGCATAAAAATCTAATCCTTTTCTGAGAATGATTTCTGTGTCAATTACCTGTTTGATAGCACCGCTAAGAAGCTGACACCATCCGTATCTCATCCTAGAATAGCGACGATCAGGCGACCGGGATAACTCTTTAGTTCCCCCTTTTGATTCTAATCCTGGGAAGAAATAGGTCGGAAATCCAGGGATAATTAGCTTGTACCGGCATTGCAAAAGAGTATCAATTAGCCCTGTTAAATCAGGGTTAAAATTAGCCATTTTACGAATATCTTGCCCAGGATAGCTGAGAATATGGTCGGATATTATTCCGCTTTTTCTACGGATTTCTAATTCTCGCTCATAAATTCTTTCTTGCTCGGTAGAAATACCTGGCATAATATGCAGAGTCGGAGAAACTCCTAAGTCATTAGATGCCCTAATCAAATTATCAAAAGCCTGTTTAACATCAGCCCAAGCATCTAAAGAAGCTAACCAAAGAGAGCGACCATAAAGAAAATCAGGTTCATGGCGAATATGACAGATTTTATAGGGTTCAAAAAAATAATCAGGGTCAGACTCCGAGACATATTTTCTTTGCTCGAAACCAATTAGTTCCCCTTGATCTGTTTCTTTTCTAAACATCTCAAAGGTAGGTAAATAAAGAGTCTTTGCTACACCAAAATCTTTAGACTTGTTGGCAGATAACCCTTCTCGTTCAATGCCCAACTCTAGAAAACATTCTCCTTTCCCTAATGCCCATCTTAGGGCTTTCTTGAGTCTATCCCCACCAATCATGTAGGTTGAAAAATTCTGTTTTCTTAACCTAATATCTTCTGCAATGGCAAATACTTCTGGGTTAACAGGAGTTTCTTCATCATCAAGGTTTTTTGCTACTATCCATCCCTGATCGTCTCCATCGTCAGATGCAAAGGTATCAGAAGCGGCCATATCAAGGGCGTGGACGACTTCATAGCACCATTGATTAAGTTCGATTAATTCTCTTGATATTCTCGGATCACGGATAGGATTTTCCGTAATCTCCAAATCGTACCGACGTGATACCG